AATCTAGGCTTGGGAGTTACTCCGAGTGCTTGGGAATCTTCTTATAAAGCATTTCAATTTGGTGCTGGTAGTGCTTTTGTAGCAGGTCGTGTTGGTGCACAACAGAACAGACAAGTATTCTTTGGTATTGGTGCAAGTCATAATGGAACTAATTGGCTTTACACACCAACAGGTGTAGCAGTTTCTAATTACACACAAACAGATGGTGCTCACCAATGGTTCAACGCCCCATCAGGCACAGCAGGAAACGCTATCTCCTTTACTCAGGCGATGACTCTGACAGCGGCTGGCAACTTACTTTTAGGTACAACTACTGGTAACGGCCTAAGGCTTGACTTTAGCCCAACAAGCGACCAACAACAAAACGGCATTACATACGTACAGTCATCACCTAATACTTTTACTGATATTTATGGTGCTGGTACAGCAGGTGGATGGGCTGGTGCAATTAGGTTCTTTACTTCAAACAGCGCTACTGCCGCAGAACGAGCCAGAATAGACTCTAGCGGTAACTTGTTGGTGGGGCGTACCAGTAACGGCCTTACAAACTCTGGCGCAGGAATAAATAAAAATGCAGGTGGTGCTTTTTTTGAAGCAGTACAAAGTGGCAATGGTGTTGCTTGTATGTATCTTAATCAATCAAATGGAACTGGTACGCAAACTGTTGCTGACTTCCGTTATAGCAACACGCAAGTTGGGACAATCAATGTCACATCTATTGCTTGCACTTATAACAACTTGTCTGATTACAGATTAAAAACTGTTGTTGGCAATGTAACTGGTCATGGCGCACGTATTGATGCTCTTGAGCCTGTTGAATACACATGGAACTCTAACGGCACACGAACTCGTGGTTTCTTGGCTCACAAGTTTCAAGAAGTTTATGAACAAAGCGTTACAGGAACAAAAGACGCTGTGGATGCTGATGGGAAACCTGTTTATCAATCCATGCAAGCAAGCACTTCTGAAGTAATTGCAGACCTTGTTGCTGAAATTCAATCACTCCGTGTCCGTGTGGCACAACTAGAAACAAACTGAAAGGTTAACTATGACTACCACTTGGACAATCTCACAACTTGACCGCAACACAGCTAATGGCTTTGTAACCACAGCACATTGGCAAGCAACAGCAGTAGATGGCGAACACACAGCATCCATTTACTCAACTTGCTCATGGGCTGATGGCACAGTCAACACGCCTTACGCAGACCTGACGCAAGCTACTGTGCTTGGTTGGGTGTGGGCAAATGGTGTTGATAAGCAAGCAACAGAAGATGCTCTGGCGGCTCAGATTGCTTTGCAGAAGAATCCTGTAACCTCAACGGGCGTTCCATGGAGTCAAGCATGAAATTAGAGTTAGACGTTAACGAGATTAACTTTGTATTGCAAACGCTTGGTGAGCTGCCAAGCAAGTCAGGCGTTTGGCCTCTGATTCTTAAAATTAAAGAACAGGCTGAAGCGCAAGTTCCTAAAGACGCACCAACGGAGTGAGTAATGGAAAACGAAGTCACCCACAAGCAAATCTACGACAGGCTCATTGCTGTTGAGACTAAGGTGAATAGCATAGACCAGAACACTAAAGGTCTTGTAGAGGCTATGAAGGCTCTTGATGGGGCTTTTAAAGTGCTTGGATGGATTGCTTCTGCTGCCAAGCCTATTCTGTGGGTGGGTGGTCTAATCATGGCAGCTGGTGCTGTCTGGCAGACTTGGATTAAAAAATGAAAGATTGGGCCGTGGCATTCATTGCTGCGGCTCTTTTGACGGCCACCATTGCCTGGTGCGTTTTTGTCATCATTTTGATGTGGCCATGATCTATGCTCTGGTCTTACTAGCAGCTGCCGAATATAGATGCACCAGGTGGACATGGACCGGTGATGTCTACAATCGGAAGGTTGTCTGCATTAAGTGGGAGAAGAGGAAATGATCGATCCAATCACGGCCCTGGCAGGGATACAAAGCGCCATTAGCATGGTCAAAAAGGCAGCGGGTGTTGCCAATGACCTTGGCTCACTCGCGCCCATGATTGGCAAACTTTTCGATGCTAAGTCAACGGCCACCAAGGCCATGCTTCAAGCCAAGCAGTCTGGCAAAGGCTCCAACATGGGAACGGCCTTGCAGATTGAGATGGCACTGGAGCAGGCCAGAGCATTTGAGGAAGAGCTAAAAATGCTCTTCATGCAGACCGGCAAGATTGATGTCTGGAACAAGATCAAGGCCAGACAGGCCGAGATGGACCTGGCTGATGCCAAAGAAATAAGTGCATTGAAAGCAGCGGAAAAAAAGCAGAAGCAAAAAGAGCAAGAACAACTGGAAATAGGTCTGGCCATTGGCGGGATATTCTTTGTTCTATTTCTGGTGTTTGTCGGTGTCAATGAATTGATGGAATTCTGTGCAGCCACCAGAAGGTGCGGTCGGTGAATGAGTACCAGAAGACCTTTGACCTATGCCTCAAGATATTCGTTTATGGATGCGTGGCTTTGTATGCGCTTGGTTTTCTAAAGTTTTTGCCAGATGATCTGTCTGACAGAATTGTCAATTTATTGCTTGGAAGGATTGGTTTAGGCAAATGAGATATTTATTGCTTCTTTTATTGCTGACTGGCTGCGAAGAGAATTATCGATATAAGTGCCAGAATCCTGACAACTTTCATGCTTTAGAGTGCCAGAAACCTAGATGTCTATTTACCCAGACTTGTCCAGAGTATTTAGTCGCACCAATTTTGGAGAAAAAGATTGAAGAAGTTAAACCTAACAACTGAAGAGATCGAGGTCAGGGTCTGGAGCATTGTGGTGCTTGCTGTCACCCTGATTCTTTTCTTTATCGTGATTTCTCTTTTGTACTCAGTGACCTTTGTCACCCAGCCCATCAAATCAATGGCCCCCATTGACCAGGCATATACAAAGATGCTGAACGATATCGTTCTATTGATTGTGGGTGGCATTGGCGGTGTTATTGGCAAACGGGCAATGACTTCTAGGCAGCAGCCACCACCCATGATGCATCAGCCAATGTGCCAGCCCATGCAGGGCCAGTATGGATACAGCAACAATCACGGGTTTAATGCCACCACCAATGGCATACCAAGCCAGCCATTTGGCGCTATGCCCAAGTGGACCAATCCAGAATTAGACGAGTCTTGGACCCCTGGTCCACCACCAGACACGCCACCAGAGCATCTTGAAGATGACCATGAGCGAGAGCAGCTGGCACAGGCAAGAAAAGAGGCTGAGTAATGTTTGGCATACCCATACCATATTTGATATTGGCAATTGGCATTGCCTTGTTTGGTTCTTACCGAGGTGGCTATCACTTTGGCTGGGAAGACAGGGACAATGACATGAAACTGGCCATTGCCCAAAAGAATGATGAAGCCCGTGAACTTGAAAAAAACATGACATCTAAACTGTCAGACCAAGAAACCAAATTGAGAAAGGCCCAAGATGATGTTAAGAAAAAGCAGTCTGCTATGCATGAGCTTGCTCGGACTGGTCGGCTGCGGCTCCCAGCCCCAAGTTGTCCACAAGCCGGCACAAGTGCCACCATTGCCACAGGAAATAGCAACACCGATGCAAGCGAATCTGAGCGACAGACTATTGAAGCTCTTATCGACATCGCAGCCGATGGAGACAAAGCCATTGTCAAGCTCAACGCCTGCATCAACGCCTATAACGAAGTGAGGGTTTTAGTCAATGGTCAATAGTGAACAACTGGCCCAACTGCACATTGGCCCAGAGTGGGTCGATGCGCTTAATGAAACATTCCAGCGCTTTGACATTTCAACGCCACTACGCCAGGCTGCATTCATTGGCCAGTGTGGCCATGAGTGTGGCAATTTCAAGGTGCTGCAAGAGAATTTAAATTACAGAGCTGAAGCATTGCAAAAGCTCTGGCCAAAGCGCTTTGACGCTGCCAAGGCCCAGGCTTGTGCCAGGAATCCAAAGCTCATTGCCACAGTCGTTTACTCGAATCGCATGGGCAACAGGGATGAGGCTTCTGGTGATGCCTGGCGGTTTATTGGCAGGGGTTGCATTCAGCTGACTGGCTCGGCAAATTATTTCCATGCTGGCAAGGCGCTTGGCGTGGACCTGATCATGCAGCCAGAGCTGGTGGCCACGCCCCAGTATGCAGCGCTGACTGCTGGGTGGTTTTGGAACACCCACAAGCTCAATCAGTATGCGGACAGTCAAGACTATAAGACCATGACCAAGAAGATCAATGGCGGTTTTATTGGCTTAGATGACAGGATTAAGCATATCAATGAAGCACTTTCAGTGCTTACTTAAATTAAATTGACATAAAAGTCATATAAGGTGTTGATATGTCAAACATTCCCACACCAGAAGACTCAGCGCTATTTGCACAAAGTGTGCGGAAATGGCAGCAAGTGCTTAATCTTGGCGACTGGCGTATTGAGAAGGGTTTGAAGCCTGCAAAGAATGCCATGGCTTCAGTGGAATTTAATGAAGGGGCCAGACTGGCCACATATCGTTTGGGTGATTGGGGTGCAGAGCGTATTTGCCCACAGTCTTTGGACCAGACGGCTCTGCATGAGCTGCTTCATGTCTTTTTGCATGACCTGATAACTGCGGCCCAAGATCAAAAATCTTCTGTTGAACTCTTGGAAAAAGAGGAACACCGCGTGGTCAATCTTTTAGAAAAATTACTCTCTAAGGACTCTCATGGGCGCTCATAACGAATCTTGCACTGACACTGAATTTATCCAGTTGTGGGGTCAACTTCAATCTGCACAAAGAATGGCAGAACACCTTGGTATAAATAACAGGGCAATCCATTTACGAAGACGATGGATTGAAAAAACCTACAACTTGACCCTCAACTCAAAAGATCATCGAGGTGATTTGTATAACAAAAACACACCCAAGTCATTTAGTCCACTCAAGCAAATCGAGCTTGGAATGCTAGATGGCACTGTGATTGTGTTTTCTGATGCGCACTTCATACCTGGTCAAAGGTCCACGGCCTTTAAAGGCTTACTGTGGGCCATTCAAGAATTCAAGCCTCATGCGATTGTGTGCAATGGCGATGCGTTTGATGGTGCGTCTATATCGCGCCATGATGTGACTGACCAGCCTCAGACTTCAGTTATCCAAGAGCTTAAAGCTACGCAAGGTGCGTTGGGTGAGATTGAGGAAGTGGCCAAGGCAGCCAGGCACAATGTAAAGCTACTCTTTACATGGGGAAACCATGACATTCGTTTTGGCAACCGACTGGCCCAACACGCGCCACAATTCAAAGAGGTCAAAGGCTTCAAGCTCACAGACCACATCCCAGAATGGGACTTCTGCTGGGCAGTGTGGCCCACTGAGGATGTGATTATCAAGCACCGATACAAAGGGGGAATTCATGCCACCCACAACAACACTGTAAATGCTGGAAAATCGGTGGTGACGGGGCATTTGCATTCGTTAAAAGTCACGCCATTTGCTGACTATAACGGCAACAGATTTGGGGTCGATACGGGAACATTGGCAGAGACTGATGGCCCACAATTTACCTATGCCGAGATCAATCCAAGCAATCATCGATCAGGCTTTGCGGTATTGAACTTTTTCAATGGTCGATTGCTTTGGCCAGAGCTGGCCCACAAATTTGGAGAGGGGTTGATCGAATTTAGGGGCCAAGTCTACGATGTGGATTCATTTTGAGCGCCTGGCTGATCATTCTGACTGGCGCGATCTATGCCTACATTGCTGCTGAACAACTTTACAGAGGCAATCCATCTATGGCCGTGGTGTATGCAGGCTACGCATTTTCAAATGTGGGGCTGTACTTGATGGCCAAGTAAGCCCCATCAGGAATCAAACTTCTGTGGTTTCTTCTTCTTCAGTGTCTTCAAATTCTTCTTCATCAAGGTCAATTGCTTCATATTCAACTGCCCAGCCGTGTTCTTCTTGAAAAGCAATGAAATCTTTGATGATCTCAATTTTGTCGAAATCCCACGTTTCAATCGTAATTTTCTCACTTTCGTGAAAACCTAATTCCATTTCAAATTTCATGACATTCCCCAGTTAAAGCAGCCAATTGCTGCAAAATTATCGTAGTCCGATTTTGTGTCAATGAAAAGTCTTATCCATTGGGGGCTGTTTAGGGCAAAATCAAGCCATGGCCAATGTCAAGCAACAATTAGAGTCACCATCTATACCGAGTCTGGGTTTCCCGCCAGAGGGGTATGAGCGCAGGCACTTTAATGAGAACTATGGCGCTCTGAATAATTACTTCAGAAAAGTAACGTCAGTGCTGGGGTCTTTGTTTGGACCAAAGGGCGGTAAGTTTATGAACAACCCCCATGGGGCATTTCAAGACTCAACCGACCAAACGGCTGCCAACACCACCACGGCCTATGCGGTCACATTCAACACGACAGACTTTTCAAATGGTGCGACTATGGCCAGCGGGTCTAGAATCACTGTGGCCGATGCCGGTATCTGGAACTTGCAGTTTTCCATTCAGTTTAAGAACACCAGCAATGATGGTCAGGATGTGGATATCTGGTTTCGCAAGAATGGGACAAACATTGCCAATTCAAACAGCAGATTTCACTTGTCACAAAGAAAATCGGCAGGCGACCCAAGCCATTTGATTGCAGCCATGAATTTTTTTGTAAGCCTGGCAGCCAACGATTATGTTGAAATTATGTGGCGCACCACCAGCACTGATGTAAGTATTGAGCATTTTGGGACAAGCACCAGTCCCACACGGCCAGCAGTACCATCAGCCATTGTCACAATGAGCTTTGTGTCCAACTTACCAACAATTTAGCCATGTACATACCACTCAAATTACCACCAGGCATTTACAGAAACGGCACTGAGTACCAGGCAGCAGGCCGGTGGTATGACGCAAATCTGGTGCGCTGGTACGAGAACACTTTACGGCCCATGGGTGGCTGGAGAAAACGTGCAACTGGCCAGATGTCTGGCCTATGCCGCGGCTTCATCACTTGGCGCGATAACAGTGCCAACCGATGGATCGCTGCTGGAACGCACACAAAACTCTATGCCATGAATGAGGGTGGAACACTCAAAGAAATCACGCCAACTGGATTCACAGCTGGCATTGCAGATTCATTGTCAAAGACTGGCTATGGATACAGCACCTATGGCTCTCTGGCCTATGGCACGGCAAGACCAGACACAGGGTCAGTCACTCCGGCCACCACATGGTCCATGGACACATGGGGCGAGTATTTGATTGCCTGCTCAAGCACCGATGGCAAGCTCTATGAGTGGCAATTGGGCTTCACAACGCCCACATTGGCAGCAGCAATCACCAATGCCCCAACGGGCAACAAGGCGGTTTTAGTCACTGCCGAGCGCATCATGTTTGCCCTTGGTGCTGGTGGCAATCCACGCAAAGTGCAGTGGTGCGACCAAGAGAACAATACAGTCTGGACCCCAGCTAGCGACAATCAGGCAGGCGACTATGAACTGGCAACGCCTGGCTCACTGATCGCTGGCAAGCGGGTCAAGGGTGTAAACCTACTGTTTACAGATGTCGATGTCCACACGGCCCAGTACATTGGCGCGCCATTTGTCTATGGCTTTGAGAAGGCTGGCTCTGGCTGCGGTCTCATTTCAGCCCAGTCTGTGGCCGCCATTGACACTGCTGCCATTTGGATGAGCAAGTCAGGTTTTTGGATATATGACGGCTATGTCAAGCCACTGCCAAGTGATGTGTCGGATTATGTATTTGGCAATATCAACTTTAATCAGGCATCCAAGGTCTATGCGGTCCATAACAGTAAGTATGGTGAAATCTGGTGGTATTACCCCAGCAGTGGAAGTAATGAAAATGACAGTTACTGCACTTTCAATTACAGAGAAAACCACTGGAATATAGGCACATTGGCCAGAACTGCTGGCACTGATGCTGGTGTGTTTACCAATCCTTTGGCGGTTTCCACTGACGGCTACATTTACGAGCATGAGGTCGGGTTTGCTTATGACAGCGCCAGCCTTTACGCTGAAAGTGGCCCAGTCCAGCTTGGCAATGGCGACAACATCATGTCTGTCAGGCAAGTTGTCCCAGATGAGCAGACACTGGGTGAGGCGGTGGTTTCATTCAAAACCCGCAATTACCCGACTGGCACACAATCCACATTTGGACCATACACGGCAGCAAACCCGACTGATGTCCGGTTTGCAGCGCGTCAGGTCAATGTGAAGGTGACTGGTGACACTTTGGCCGACTGGC